AGCAATCAACTTTACGCCTAGGTGTGTAATATGACCTAGAAAGTCTCCTGCCATAGTCATCATGTTTTTTAATGCATCCATGTTTATTTCCTCCAGAGGATTGTTTTGCTTCCTCAGTATTATTTACGGAGTATTTTGAATGTTATGTAGTTGTATATAATTATTTGAACTTTTTACTTGCGGCCAAGAGTTTATTACGCTGCATTTCACTTATAGCCCGCATAGATTGAACATCTAAGTCAAAATAATGATTTGCAAACTTACCTCTACTTTTTACATAAAAGAGAAAGACTTGTCCATATTCAATACCTTTGTATGGTTCTCGCCAATGTTGATTTACATGTCCCTCATAAACTAAAGCCTGTCCGGGTTTTAGTATAAGTTCTAATACAGTTCCGTCAACTTTTTCAAAAAATATAGGCCATTCCATATCACCATACAAGTGTAATGATACCGCTATTTCGCAAGATTCTCTATCGGTATGTTTATACAAATCATTATTATTTTGATATTTTCTTGCGTATGCGTACCCGGGCAATAATGGCGCATCTATACACCCTGCAACAAGATGTAGTTTATTACATAACAGTTCTACATGTGGAATATAGTTATAAATGCTATATGCGTCGGGTACATGCATATCATGTTGAAATTTTGCACGTTCAACATTTTGCAAAGAACTAGAGTGGTACTCTATTTCTTCTTTGGATAAAAAATTATCAATAATTTCAAATTCTTTTTGTCTAAACATAATAGTATTTAAATGGTGCCCCCACATGGACTTGAACCAGGAACCTGCGGATTATGAGTCCGTCGCTCTAACCAATTGAGCTATAGGGGCAGTAATGGTGCCTCGGGCCGGACTTGAACCGGCATAGCCTAAGCCGACAGATTTTAAGTCTGTTGTGTATACCAATTTCACCACCGAGGCATATGATTGGTGCGGAATGAGAGGCTCGAACTCCCGACATTCGCCGTGTAAAGGCGACACTCTACCGCTGAGTTAATCCCGCACAAGTTTTTAAAGATCATGGTCGGGATACAAGGATTCGAACCTTGGACCCTTAGCTCCCAAAGCTAATGCTCTACCAGACTGAGCTACATCCCGAGTATTCTTCATTATTATATAATATGCTTAATTAATATCAATTTAATTGGGCTGGCTGGCGAGGCTGGGATCGAACCAGCGACCAGGTGATTAACAGTCACCTGCTCTACCTCTGAGCTACTCGCCAACGTGAAAATATTTAGTATATAAAAGAAAAGGGCGATATTTCTATCGCCCCCAAATCCTCTGGAGTGGATTTATAAAAACACCTATCAGGCGTTCTTTGCTTCCTTATTGCAACGATCTAATACATAACGGCGTGCAACTTGTAATTCTGAATTGTTTAAAAAACCATCAGCATTTTTATCTGCTCTTTCGTATAAACTCTTGCTTACTTCACAAACTGCTGTGATTTCAGCAAAGTCTACCTTTGCGTCACCGTTCTTGTCAAACTTTGATACACGGTCCTGTGCCATTGCTGTGACAGAGACTAGTGCCAAAAAACCAATAACAAACTTCTTCATTTTTAAACTCCTGATAGGTATGGCGCGAAACGCGCAAATGTATTTATACGAGTTGGCCAAAAAGTATAACTTTTGTACAGTAAATAGGCTGTACAAGATTGAATGACTATCGTTCGTAAGAATGGTGCCCACTGAGAGATTTGAACTCCCGACCTACTGATTACAAATCAGTTGCACTACCGCTGTGCTAAGTGGGCGTGTTACTATTTACATAATTAGTATACAACTATTTTTTAAATTCCGCAACATTTAATGCAATAATAGTTTTTCGCTTTGCAGATAAGTTGGGAGGACTTCTGTGTTTCAGCCACCCTGAAAAAACTAAAAAGTCTCCTTCATTTACATCTAACTTTATTGGATTACCAAAAAAATTCTCAAATTCGGTCTTAGGACCATCTATAGGTAATTCTGCATAATATATAATTGCCCATCTAATTCCTAAATGTTCATGGTAATCATAATAATTTAGTTTATAGTACTGATGGAACCATCCTTGTGTTATACGAAAAATAGAGTCTTTATTAAACTTTGTCAAATCTGTTACTATTTCATCTACATATGGACTAAGAATTTTGTAATAGTTATTAGTGTTAGCATCAACAAAATTTTTTTGAAAATAATTTACATCTTTGTTGGTATGCCAATCAGATTTGTAAACATTTTCCATATCTTTCAAAATCTTTCCTCCAGGAGAATCTTGTAAAACTTCTAATATTTTATTCTTAAGTTCTACAGTGTTTTCAGGTCTGTAAATATAATAAGGTATCTCAAACTTACCAGTCGTCTTTAGCATAACACCCTACTATGTTTAGGTACTCCTGCTAACAAATATTCCATTTGATCAACAAGAATATTTCTATTTTGTAATATTAAATTTTCAAAGTGATTAGGTATATAGGGTATATAAACTAATTCAAGTTTTGCTTCTTTAAGGCTTTTACTACCCTTATGTGTATTACAACGCTTACATGCGCTTACAACATTCATCCAATCATCTGATCCGCCTTTGCTACGTGGCACAATATGGTCACGACTTAATTGTCCAGAACTAGGAAAATGTCCGCCACAGTAAGCACAGATATGACGATCACGACCAAACAGTGTTTTGTTTGTTAGTGTGACACGACCTTGCCTCGCAGGATTATAGCCATGGCCCTTAATAGCTATGATGCTTGGTGTTTCTAGAAATGATTGCTTACCATCATTTTGAAAGCCACCGCGGTATTTTGCAACTACCTCTCCTAGTGACCATGCAACTGCATTTTTAGCCTGGTATACGATTGCCATGTCATGGCTGACCCATTGTCTGGGAGTTCCGCCTACATCTAATGCCAACACTGCCATATAGTCCTCTTACTTATTTACCTTTTTTAAAAAATCTCTACGCACCAAAACTTCACGTTTAGTACCTTCTTTTAGCAACTTTAAATATGCTATGCCATCAATAAATTTTGCATTATATTTACCATTACTAATAAATCTTTCTTTATTGTAAATATTTTCATAAACTGCCTGCTTCATTATAAATCTCCTATGTATGGTGCCCAAGAGAGGACTTGAACCTCCATGCCTTTCGGCAGTGGCTTCTAAGACCACCGTGTATACCATTCCACCACCTGGGCAAATACTCCTCTCTGTTTATCTTTACACATTACATATAATAGCGGACCAACATAGACTCCAACTACTATGGCAATGACTGCTGCAAGTTGTAATCCAACTGCATCCAAATGTCATAATCAACTCCTATTTAAATATTATATTATATTATAGATCAAATCAAATGATTTGTACCCATTTTACTGATCTAAATATCAACATGAACATTTTAGTTATTTGTAGGTTGCGCACTAGGTCTACTTATTTCTTAAAAACCATGTGTAATCATTATAATTTACACAACTATAATGAGGACTACTTTACTCTTCCTACCTCGTATTCCTGTGCTTTACAATATGCTAATTTTACCCCAATTTTTTATCAAAGACATCAACATAATTGGGGGAAATATAGCGAGAAATTTCAAGAGCGCACTAATAACTATTTTACAAAAAACAATTTTGGAATAAAATTATTTAGTAAAATGATTTCGTCACATCCGGTATTTCTACATTCAGATCAATTTAAAAATGCACAAATTATGCCTAATCTAAAAAAAAGTTGCAAACTTGAGTTATATGACAGTGTTTATTTTTTAGACCGAAATCTTGTTGAAAGTGTTGCAAGTTATGCATATTCCTTGATTGTGGGTAAATCAATATATAAAGAATATATTGTTGGAAAAATTGTTGAGTTCACTAACAATTTGTACCCTGCTGTAAATTCTTATATTTTAGATTATTTGATACAACGAAAAATAGAAAAAATTCTACTAAAATATAATATACCTTATACATATCTTGATTATAACGATATTCCTAACTTCTTAAGAAATTATAATCAATCAATAGATATGCCAGTAGACACAAAATACAATTACAAAAATCTCATAATAAATTATGATGAATTAGTAAATTATACTAATACCATTTATTCACAATTACAAGAAACTATCGATCTTTGAATCGTCGTTGATATTCTTCTTCGGCGTGTTTCTGAACGTTGTCCTCATCCAACTTGAATTCTTCTGCTACTTCGCGCATGGCGCTGAAAAGAACTCCCATTTGTTTTTCTAAGTCTTTGGTTGTCTTAGATTTTTCAATGGTATGCACATTTCTTGTGCAGACGCTAGCCAAACGATTGGCTTCGTCAGTCAAATAAATTAGTGCTAACTGTTTACTATCCATCATAATTATTTTACCTTTTTTTCAAAAATTTTGCGTTTTTCTTCTACAATCTTTTTATTGTATAGATCATCGGCTGCTGATCTTGCTTCCTCTTCAGTTCTAAAGTTATCGTAAAAACACCAATTCCAACTAAAGTTAAATTTGTTTTTTGGTAAATACTCAACTTCCCAATCTTTACCCGGAGGTTGCGCACGACCAAGATTATGTACAATACGAACACGACCAATGTGTATAGTTTTCACATAAGTTTGTGAAAAGGGTCCTTCGTATTTTATTAAGTGTTTACTCATAAATTTGGAGCGGTGTAGGAGAATCGAACTCCTTTGACGAGCTTGGAAGGCTCGGACACAACCAATATGCCAACACCGCACATACTCATACTTATATTGAAGTGGCGACCCCGAGAAGATTCGAACTTCTGACCCACAGCTTAGAAGGCTGTTGCTCTATCCCCTGAGCTACGAGGCCGAATTGGTAGGACCTGGGAGATTTGAACTCCCGACCAATAGATTAAAAGTCTACTGCTCTACCAACTGAGCTAAGGTCCCGTAATCTCTCAAATGTACAATCATTCTATTGAAATTATAAATGTTTCATCGGAACTTGTCAACTATAAACGTATAAATAAATCAATGAAAATTGCTATAATCGGGTCGGCTCGTTCACGTAGCACCTTGTTAGTTGAAATTATTAAATTTCAAAATCTTAACATTCCTTGTTATTATGAATATTATACTTATACTAATCCCCTATTAAAACAATTACCCGATCTTACAACTAAATTGTTTAGTAAAGATAATTTTATCATAAAAATTTTAGGACATAATTTAAAAAATAATGAAGTTAGCGTATTAAATCTTGAACGATATGATCAATTACATCTAATAGAACGTCATAATTTTTTTTCTCAGTGTTGTAGTTTACAGGTTGCTGCTGATACTAAAATTTGGCTCTCCTTTAATAATTTAGCAAAATATCAACCTATTAAGTCAAAAAAATATCATTTACAAAGTAATTTAATTAATTGGATGGCTCAAGATATTGCTAATTACTTAAAAATAAAGCAATTTTTAAATCAAAAAAATATTAGTTACAAGTTATACGATTATGATTCAATTTTTAGCGAAAAAGTAAGTAATACAGTATTACAAGATCCTAAACTTAATTACAAACAAATCATTCATAATTACGATTTGCACGATCAAATCAATACAGTTTTTAATAAATATTTTTCCTATGATAGTTGTCTACACAATGTTGAAGATTTTACATTAGAAGTAAACCAAATTATAAAATAATGGTGCCACGGGTCGGAATCGAACCCACGTATAAGAGGATCACAACCTATGGTCTTAACCGCTTGACGATAGTCACCGTAATGAAATACTAGGCAATTTTACTTTTGGGTAAATGATATTTAAGTTAGCCTTCCTAACTAACCCTAGTGACTTTTCAAATATTTCAATAGATAGTTATGATAATATTAAGCGGTTGGATAGATATAGTATTGTTGTAATTCTGGACGCAACGGACTATCCCATTCGCCTCTCTTACACTTGTCTACAATTTCTTGCGGACATCCTGCTTCTTCCAGTTCAGCATGTGAACTTAATTGATAACTCTTACTACGTGGTTGCATCATGCAAGGCTGTGGATGCATTACCCATTTCCATTCTGGGTTGTCTTGTGCTGGACTATAAAGTACATCATTATATCCACGTCTTACATATATAGTATGTCCCTTGTCCGGTGTTGCATATAAATTAAATGTTGGAGCCTTACTAGTTTGCCAATCAGATATCCATATAGTGGCACAATCATGTCCTTCTAATACATATTGACTACGCTGCAAATGATCAAGATACTCGCCATCTTTGCCCAATCCATGCAAACAAGGCGATTTCCAATTTTGCTCAGGATGTTGAACAAATAAATCAGGATGTTGTTGATAATAACCGTATTTTTCGCCGTATTGTTCGCTGATCCAATACTTTTCATTATTATTCCATTCATAAGTAGAAACATGAGTTACAACATTATTATAGGTTTTAGTATAACCTTTAGTACCGCCTTCTATTGCTTCATATTCTAAATCGTCAGCAATTTTGATATACAATTTTTGATTTGGTATATCATATGTCCAATCTAAAACTAAATCAGGCTGGCTCATATTAAATTAGGATTTTTAGTTTTGGGATAGACGTAATATTTCTGCAACTCTGGATGTTTGGGAGAGTCCCATTGTCCATTCCTACATTTCTCAACGTCCGCAGCAGGACATCCTGCTGCTAATAATTCGTCATGGTCACTTAAATTATAACTTTTCGATTTATATTGCATATTGCATGGTTGAGCATCATCTAACCAATATAAGGATTCATCTTGATCTTTCTCAGGATGTTTTACATCGCGTGTAGCAACTCTTTTATAAATTGTTAATCCTTTATCGGGAGTTGTAAATAAAGCACTGTTTGCTTCTATACCGACATTACCTAAACTATTAAATGTAGGGGTTAATATAGAAGCCATGTCATGACCTTCCATAATAATTTGCATTCTTTGTAAACTATCTAAAAAATTGCCGTCAGGACCTAATCCAAATCTGCAATTTTCTTCCCAATCAAACTCAGGATGTTTTTTTGTTCTTGTATCGTCGGGTTGGTAATAGCCATGTATATCCCCATAGTTTTCACTAATCCAGTGCTTTTCCGAGTCCCATAGATCAGCCTCGATGTTTGTTACCTGCCCTTTAAAAGTTTTGCTAAAGCCTTTAGTTCCCCCTTCAATAGCAACATATTCTAAATCATCAGCAACCTTTGTAAAAAGTTTCTGATTTGGTATATCATATGTCCAAAATAATACTAAGTGGGGCTGGCTCATTTTTATATCCTCTATCTATTTATCATAATTATCATATTAATGTTGCTACTGCATAGAATCTAATCTACAAATAACGTGTTTAAAACCTATGGTTTTAACTACTTGATGACAGACATTATTGGTAGCAGTGGTGTGATTCGAACACACGATCTATTCCGTATGAAGGAAGTGCATTAGCCGCTATGCTACACTGCCATAAATTGGCGACCCGTACCGGACTTGAACCGGTGGCCTCATGCGTGACAGGCATGCGATCTAACCAACTGATCTAACGGGCCTTTATCTGGCGGAGTGTGATGGATTCGAACCATCGGTACTAATTACTTAGTACGACAGGTTAGCAACCTGCTGCTTTAGACCTCTCAGCCAACACTCCTAAACTGGTGGGACAACATGGGCTTGAACCATGGACCTAAGCGTTATCAACACTTTGCTCTACCAACTGAGCTATTGTCCCTATATAATAATTGGATCAGGAAATACAGGCACACGTTCAATCTCCGGCGCTTTTTCATTTAGTATGTTTTCTTCGAGCCATACAATACTTACAGTCTGCTGACCATTATGCTCTGTGAATTTATAGCAACCCTTGCGAATTACCATATCATCAACAACTGCATAGACAAACTGACCTGAATGTTTTTGTGGGCAATCCGCTTTTAGAAAAATCATTCCCTCATTTTGCTGTTCGCCTTCCTGAACATGAATAACATCGGATTGTGGAATATCTATTGGCATAATTAACTCCTATAATTGGTGGGAAAGGAAGGATTCGAACCTACTCAGCCGATTGGCGACAGATTTACAGTCTGTTGTGACTCTCCAACTTCACCGCTTGCCCGTATAAGTTGCTCCTCCCCTGCGGCGGTAACTATAGCACGTTAAGTATTGAGTTGCCTTTACAGGTCTCAATACCATCACACATGCCTCCATCCGCTTCACGACCCAGGGGAAGTTGTCGCATTGCCAGCGCCCTTCACTACCTAAGGGTAAGGTCCTGTGAGTCATAATCTCACTTCTCATCGTGCGGACGCACACTATCCGATTATTAGTCGGAACGTTCTTGGAGTGGAAGGTCGGATTCGAACCGACGGCTTTAAAGTTTTGCAGACTTTTGTATTGGGCCTCTCTACCACTTCCACATAATTTGGTAGCGGGAGATGGATTTGCACCACCGATCTTCAGGTTATGAGCCTGACGAGTTGCTACTTCTCTATCCCGCAACATAAAATTGGTGGACCTGACAAGGATCGAACTTGCGACATCCAGCTTGCAAAGCTGGCGCTCTCCCAACTGAGCTACAGGCCCTTATTAAGGAGTGAGAGTGCTATCATGTCCGTTTAAGGGCAGAATGCCCTCTGTTGTTTCCAGTGCCACCACAGCACACCCTAAATATCGGGAAGAACTAACTAACAGATGAGTAAACCCTCGATAGCCAGGTAGTTGGTTAAACTTCTCGCTTTCGGACTCTCACATAAACTATATATACTAATAAAAAAATTTGTTGTAAAAGGCGTGGGCTAACCCGTGCCATCAAGGCAACTTGGCTTAATTTCATCTATACCCCCACGCAGTATAGACTATTCTGTTCACCTCATAGTGTATTCGTGCTACCCACAGACAACCTCGCACTCTGTACAGATGTTTTACCGTATAATCATTCCCTACTACATCTAAGGACGGGATGATATTTGGCTGAGGAGCATGGATTCGAACCACGATAAGCAGGATCAAAACCTGCTGTCCTGCCGTTAGACGACTCCTCAATTAAATGGTACCGGATGACGGAGTCGAACCGCCGCTTACGGTTTTGGAGACCGCAGTGCTTCCGTAACACTTATCCGGTATAAAATTGGTGAACCCAAGGGAATTCGAATCCCTATTGCAGCCGTGAAAGGGCTGAGTCCTAACCGTTAGACGATGGGTCCAAAATGATAGTCGCCCCACGCCCGCGATCTATCTTGATATGTCCTATTTAACATATCTTACCAGCAGAATTCGTGGTGCCCCAGAGAAGGTTCGAACTTCCGACCTAATGATTACTAATCATTTGCTCTACCAACTGAGCTACCGGGGCACTATATATAAAACTTTTTAGGATTTTACTAAGGAGTTTTCGCCTTCCCTTTGATCCCCTATACCGCCCGTATGCGAAAATTTAAAGTGCCTCGCGGAGCCTCGTTCCCCATTGCACTAAATTACAATTATATACTAATTCAAATTAAAGTCAATATACAGAAAACAAAAAACCCCGGGTTTTTATGCCCGGGGTATTAAGTCTTTGTAAATCAATAACTTACACTCCGGTTATCCTATTGCTCCTGTATATTCTGCTGGACTATAGGCGCATAGGCATTTACCCATTTTACTGGTAAATATTCTTTGCCATATATGTAAGTTACCGAACATGACTTTATTTATGACCTGTAAAAATTACTTGGCTGATGCGAAATCTGGAGTCTCAACAACTGCATCTCCAGATACTGCTTCAACTGCTGGCGCTGCTTCTGGAGCCGCTTCAACTGCTGGAGCATTAGGATCACATGGTTCTCCGTTACCGTCTACATAAGTAGGTACATCAGTTGGGACACCTGCTACCGAATTTTCTCGGCATTCACTCTGTTGTGATTTATCGTCAAGTACTTCGACTTCTGCTTCTTTATTATTAAAGCAACCCACTAGTGCTAGTGCTGCTACGCCTGCTACAACTACGTTCTTCATTTGTTTCTCCTAATTTTTTAGAACAGTTTTAACTGTACGCTATATTTATATCACTGTTAAGCGGAGTTTTAGTTTTTAATATTAGCATACAGATTGCATATTAGCATCTTTACGTATTCCCCACTGGTATAATTTGATATCTACTTTACAAATATCTTCAATAAACACGATGTAAAAATAAAAAAAATTAAATGCGCAAGCGTATAATTAAATATTGTCATGGATTACGATGCATTTAGTCATGGACAAGTTCTAAGCAAAATTTGGATATGTGAAGAATTAGAAAAATACATACAAGATAAAGCCCGTATAGTAGTTTTAGGTTGTTGGTACAATTTAACAGCATTTATTTTATTTTCCAGAAATCACGAAAAATACAATAAGATAGATGGGATAGATTTCAATTTTGAAAATATTGGAATGGCGGATAAAATAAACAACACTTGGAAAATAGAAAATAAATTAGATTCTTATTTTGCTGATGTTAATAATACATTTTATCAAAATTACGATGTAGTAATTTGTTCCAGTGTAGAAGATATAAAAGGCAACACTTGGTTTGAAAGAATTCCCTGTGGTCATTTAGTTTGCTTACAAACATGTAATCTTACCTCAAAGCAAACTAAAAAATATGATAATTGGAATATTGTTAATGCTACAAAAACATTAAAAGAATTTAAAACAAAATATCCTTTACAAAAAATAATATTTGAAGGCTCTAAAAAATTTGATTATCAAGATTTGAAATATAGCCGGCATATGCTAATAGGAATAAAGTGACTTAAATGGATTTCTCAGTTTTTTCTCATGGACAAATACATAGTAAATTATGGCTTTGTGAACAATTGGAACCATATTTGCCTAATGATGCAAGGGTAATAATACTAGGATCTTGGTATAACACCTTAGGTTTTTTACTTTTAGTAAGAAATTCACACAAATTAGAATTACTTACTGGTATAGACTTTGAAAATGAAAATATAAAGATGTCTAACAAACTTCTGGATGCTTGGCTAATTGGCAACGATGTTAAAGTTAAAAATATTTGGAAGAGTGCTAGTCGATTAACAGAACAAGATACTGAAATTTATCATATTGTCATTAATACAAGTTGTGAACATATGGAAGATGAATGGTTTAACCAAGTAAATCTAGATCAACTAATATGCCTACAGACTAGTAACGTAGTGCATGATCATGTTACATGGGATATAATTAATCCTAATCCAGATATGGAAACGTTTAAATCTAAATATCCTTTGAGTCAAATACTTTATGAAGGAGAAAAAGTTTTTGATTACGGGGAACTTAAGTATAGCAGATATATGCTTATAGGAAGGAAATAATTATAAAGGTGCTACCTTACCAATAGCGTTGATTACTGAAGCAATTTTTCCTACATGCTGCAACTGCTGAACTGTCATACCTTCTTGCTTAAGAACATCATAATGATTCTTCACACAGTGTGAGCATTTACCAACAATGCTAGCACACAATGCAAACATTTCAAATTGAATCTTAGTAACGCTAGCATGATTCATATACGCTTGCATACGAATGCCAGGTGGAGTATTTTTAAGATCGCTATCCCCTGTCATTTCGACAAAGGGGTAGTAAACATTATTCATACCCATAAGGCTAGCAGCAGTCTTGGCTGCATTTGCTACAGTAGTATTATCAACTAATACACTACCGCTTTCAATAGCATATGCTAACTCACCATTTCCTGCTGTAATAGCAGCAGCATATGCACAAGCATGTAAATCTACTTCGTTAAGTAATGTGGATTTAAAAACATTATCAAATGTTAATTTTACATCTTTGCTATGATCAGGAATACTATCCTTAATTCTTTCTATCCAAATATTCATAATTTTCCCCATTGTATGTGTGTCCATAATCTTTCATAGCAATAATATGAAGTCATCCAGACACAATTTATAATAAGAGTAGGCACCAATGCCTCATCTAAACTTTGACCTGTTGCAACAAGTAAAGTATAGGTGCTGAGTAAAACCCAACACCTATAAATTAATGTTTTGACTAGTGTTCTAGTCTTTGTTTCCATCTTTATCTTCGTATTTGAAGTATGCGTCATATAACCAGTTGCCTAGTACAACAGCGCACAAAGTAGTAAAGAATGTCATTAGAGCGTTGCGCCACCGATAGTGCGATTACATGGGCATAGTTCGCCTGTTTGGCAAGCGTCTAACACACGCAATGTTTCTTCTGGGCTACGGCCAACATTCAAGTTGTTGACAGTAACGTGTTGAATGACGTTTTCTGGGTCAACGATGAAAGTAGCACGTAACGCTGCACCGGCCGGCGCATAGAATACACCTAGTTGATCTACTAGACCAATTGTTTCACTTTCCCATTCGTCACCGCGGGCGGTGTCAGCAAACATCCAACTGTTGGTCTTCTTTAGTTCTTCGTGATTTGCGCGCCAGGCCAACTTACAGAATTCGTTGTCTGTACTACCGATCAATAATACAGCATCACGGTCAGCGAAATCCTTGTTTAACTTGTCATATGCTACGATTTCTGTGGGACATACGAAAGTAAAGTCCTTAGGGTAATAAACAATAACTTTCCATTTTCCTTCAAAACTCTTTTCTGTGATAGTTTCGAATGCATCATCTGGAATCAACTTGCCCGGCTTTACGCCAGTAATTGCGAATGGCGTTAACTTATCTCCAACTGTTTTCATATGGGTCTCCTATAGGTTTCTTAATCAGTAGAATACTTATTTTAACTCAAGGAATATAAAATATTATTTAAACAAAACGCCTACAACTATACCTATCATGGGTATAATAAGCAGGCTAAACCCGAATAGTATTATGGATAGTAACGACAGATCAACTATCTTTTTCAATAGACCCATTACCGTGTTTCTTAGGTGCATTTTCTATTTCTTGGAAAAACTTGCGCTCTTGTATAGTCAGTCTATCTTTTTTGAATAGCTTATTGTGTCTAGGATTGCTACATAATATGCAGCCGGGATTACCGCAATCCATGACATGATGTTTGGCTAATCTATGTGGTTCTTTAATTGCTTTATCTTTATGAGTCAATCCATTTTGTTTTGCTATTTTTATCTGTTTACGAACTGCATTATCATCTTTTAATCTACGCCTGCTTACTTTGACCTTCGTCTTTTCATTGCTCATGTTTGCTCCATCAAATAATGAACTGATCTATTGCTGCAAAAATTATAACAAATAAGCATGAATAAAATAAAAAATATGGAAAAAAATTATTTTGTTTTTTTATTTTACATTTACATTTACTGCATGATGACATGGCTTAATATAAACCTCATTATTTGTGTTTAGGTTTAGGCATCATTTGCTTTTTAGTCATTTCTACCTGATTATTTCTATGCCAGGGCGCTAGTTTTGATTTATTGCTGGCTATAATCTCTTTAATGAGCTTAAGCCCGGTCTTTATATTGTTAAGATTCATAAAAATATTTATACAAGGTTATCATCGTCATTAACTACCCATCCTAACTTTAATAAGTCATCGCGGATCTCATCGGTAACACAGCCCTCGCCCACGAATCTTTCAGTGATACTATCATCATGGCTTTTCTTATGCCCTGGAATACCCGAGCAGTACCAATCGATATAGTCTCCCTTGCCAAGCATGTCAGCAATTATACCGCCGGCGTAACGCCAAGTGCAACTCCATTTTTCTTGTTTTAGGATAGGCCATAGATCATTTTTGATAAAATCTGTATTGCACATACTAGCATATAGATTCTGTGCGTATGCTTCATCATTACGAACTTTTTCAAGTATCCACTCAGTAGTCAATAAATCATATTCTAAATTATTGACTCTGCTTTCAGGATTATCAAATTTACTTTTATGCTTTAAATCATCTTTTAAGAACTGATCCAAAAAATCTTGTGAAGGTTCCTTACCCTCTTTTTCACAACGCTCAATATACTTTCGTTTTTGAAAAGTATTTCTTTCTGGACTACTACTAATTTTACAGAGTTTGTTCACCCGTTGTTCCGTCTTCGTTAACTTCTAACCAAGTATAATCACCTAGCCATTTTACTCTTGTGACATACTCGTATTCTTTTGGTACTCCTGTGCTCCAATCATTAGGACCTAATGGAGTAAGTATAGTATAGTTCTTTCTATGATCAAATGCAAGCCAGTAGCATTGATTATGGTATAATTGAAAACTATATTTTGCATTATGTACCATGTCAGTGAGCTTTAGTCTGTGTTGAATCTGCTGTGCTTGCTTCTGCAACACATTGACAAGTTCCATGATTCTATCATATTCTTGACTAGCGTGTAATCTAGCCACATTTAACATGATATCTTTTTGTTTAGTGACTGGGACTAAATCGAATTTAGGGGCACCTACTTCTGTAGGATAATTTGTAGCATTACGGTTGAAAAAGGATACAAGAGAGTTACCGACTGTTAAATCGAAACTCTCTCGTCCTTTGGCTGTATTAGTCTTTTTAGATTTTTCACTCACACTCTTATTTAAAGAAAACAAGAGCCATCAAAACACTTTGTGCTACAAAACCTAGACCAATAATGATGATACTGACGATGTTTTTTTCTAATATGCTCTTGAAATAAAACAGAGCCATACCGATCCAAAGAATTAAAACCATATCTATGGGCGGTGTCTTGTCAGTTAGCCCAGTCATTAATCCAATAAATGTTGGAATAGTGACTGCATGTAGCGCTAGTAATGCTGCCCAACCTATGCCATCAATGGTTACTTTGCGAATGCTTGCCTTGAACTCTAACCACATGCGCTTAAAAAAACGGTTAGCATAATCAATAATTTTAATCATCTTTTCACTTTCATATTTAGGTTGCATTAGATTACTCATAAAAAATATGAGCTCCTATTTTAGTTAACTTCTTTTTACCCCAGTTCGGATCTACATAATCTGCATGATAATATAGAGCCTTTCTTACACTCTCTAGTTTAAAGTCTTCAAGATAAACCATTTTGGCTACACGAAAACTTTCATCATATGCCTTCTTATTAACAGGTTTAAGCCTATGCACAGAATCACAATACCAACTAAACTGGCATACGACCTTGCCCATAAACGAATTTTTTTGATAAACAACATCGCATATAGTGCTAGGAAAACTGGGATGTTCTGTGCGGTTTAATGTAACCTGTGCTACAGCGACCTTTCCTTCGAAAGGTTCATTTGCTGCTTCTCTATAAATATTGAGTGCGAGGCAAGAAAGATTCTTTTCAACGCTTTCAATACTTTCTGTATTCGCAACCTTATTTGCTTTGATAATATTAATCTTGTTGTTGCTTATAACAAAAGTCAACAACGCAACAAACATAAGTCCTATTAACAGATTTAAACTTTGTAACGATTTTTCCATATTGTTTCTCCTGATATCGGTTGCCCGATACTTTAGATTTGCATTTAAGTAGTTATTATAACTATCTGATTGCTATAATACTAGTATTTTGGATATTAATTGACCCAACAATCACAATTGCATTCAATGACCTTATCGATAGCGTCATCCACATTGTAAGTGCTTGGTTTAAGTGTGGTTCCTGTGTAATCTGAATTTATTTGCGGGGGTAGTGGGTTAGGATTCACGAACAAATTTATGGGAGGTTCTGGGATAGGTCCTTCACCTTGTGGAACTTCCGGATTAACAATGGGGCACTCGTTTCCGTCTAACAATGCGTCAATATTACCTTCTTTGAGTCCCGTAGCCAATCTGATAGTTTGTTCATCACAATCCCAATATGCGACTGGGTTCGTATCTTCTGGCCATGCGGGTAAAGTATAGATGTTACCGTTAGGGCTCTCTATGCCCTCTACTGCCCCCGGTAACACCCCATTGTTCATCAATTGTCTCGTCAAGTCGATACTCAATCTGTCGGCTAAGTTATTATCCAGTTCAATACCTACTTCATTTAATCTATCTTCATTTCTTTCCTCACGCATCAATGCAATTATACTTTGACCACCTGTAGATAACAAATCACTGATATGCTCAAGTGTCTGAGCAGCCATATGTGGCTCAGTCTGTTTTGCGAATTCAGGAATAGCATCTACCAGTACATATAAAGATGTAGGATAGC